TCACCCACTGCTGCGGGTAAAAATGAAGCATCTATTTCATTGGTAAATACACCTGGAGATACGACTTTTTCTGCCATTATTTTTCTCCTAATTTTTTAGACATTAATGTTTTAATATGTGTTGATAACCACAAGATATCATCATATATAAATATATGCGAAAACTTGTAAACTGAGTTTTATTTTGTTTTATTTTAAGATTTTTCAGGTGAGGATGGTAAAAATTCTCCATCTGCAATATTAAGAGTACCTACACCGTATTTTTCTTGTAAATTCTTTATAAAATCTTTTTCACCTTGTTGAGTTTTTTGATATTCAGCCATAATTTGTGCTTCTTGTTTATCAAGTGATTCAAGTTGTTGTTGAAAATTGTGTCTTGAAAGATAAATTTGACCTATTGCACTTTGAATATTGAAATAATTTTTTCTAATATTTGTTATATTTTCTGTTTCTTCTTGTAGTAATTTTACTGGTTCTGACATTTGTAACCTCCATTAATTAATGTTTTCTTATATATAAATATATATAAAATTATAAAAAACGTATTTTTTTTTAGTCAAGTAGTGTTTCACTAAAAGATATACTACCCACACTTCTATTTTTTTGTAACGTAGATATTTTGTTAGTAACAATTGAATTGTAATCCTCTGGTAATAAGTAAGCTTTTGTTGTAACTGAAAAACTACTTTTAATAAATCGTTGACCTGCTTGGTCCATTTCAGTATTGTCTGCAATACTTTCTACTAATGAATAAAATTTCTTCTCTTCTCCAGTACCCCAATATTGATTATTAAACTCCATAAAGTTTTCTGTCAATGTATTCATTTGTTCAATAAAATTTGACCATAACATAAATTCATAAGTTATATTTACATAGTTAGGAACCGTAGTCACTAAAAATTCTGTAATAGGTTTTTTTCCTTGTTGTACTGCAAATCTATCATATCTATTGGTTTTAGACCAAGTAGTGCCTACTACATAATTATTATCTTCTCTTTTTAAATCGTGTTCCATACCGACTGGTAATTCCATACTTTTTGCAACTTCTGTTCTTTTCATCATAATTAATGGTAAAATTAATGCTCCATTTTTATCTCTCAAAACACCTTGTTTTCTTGCAGATACCCATCTTTCTTGATTCGCATACAATATAGGTACTTTGAATACTTCATTATTTTCTTTTATTGTTGGTCTAATGATTTCTTTTACAAAACCCATTACTGAAGTATCAATGTCTTTTAAAGTAACAGCATAATTCTTTGTAAAATCTGAACCTGGAGAATATGATACTGCGGCGTTTTCACTTCTAATATTTGGTTTGGCACTGATGTCTTTAGTAGAAACTTGATTAGCTCTATTAACTGACTCTTTACTTACAATTTGTTTATTTGTTATCGGTTTAATTGCCATTTTTTCTCAATGCTCTCAATTTATCAAGTTTATTATTTACCTTACCTTTTTTAACATTATCTATTTTTACATTTGAATCATCTGCTTTAGACAAAAATACATTTCTTTTTATATCTATATCCACTGCAGTGTTTTCATCATAAACATTTAAATTACCATTTTTTACTTTTATATTGTCAATTTTACCCATCAAAGTATTCATCATAGATTCCATTTTTTCACCATATACATTATCATCTTGTGTGTAAACACCTCGTGAATTATTTTCAATATTATTACCATTTACAATTTCTTTTTTTATTTCTTGTTTTTCTGGTTGCACAAAATTAGGATTTTTTGATAACTTTTCAGTATCGAATTTTGTTATTTGTTTTCCTAATATTTGTTGTACAGCCATTATCTTGGTCTCTCTTCAATCTGTAATGATGATAGTTTAGCATAGTGTGCAGTAGCTTTTATCTGATGTCTGTATCCAGGATGGCCTGCTACTAATTGTGGTTCTGTTACACCATTTATTTCCCAATAATGTTCATTCCAATCTATAATATCTCCTGTCTCTGGAAAAAAGTTTAATGAACCACTTGAAAGATTTTCTCTTTGAAAATACATTTCAATGTCACCTCTGTAATCAGGTCCAAATTCATCTTGTTCAATTGTAGGTTCATTATAAAGAATTAAACAATTTACTCTAAATCCTACATCATAATATTTTGTTGTTGATTCACCATAAAGATTATCATCTGTATTATCTATGTTTATTTTATATACATCCACAGATTGTCCGACAATTTCATCAATTAATTCTTCATTCATTGAATTAATTAAGTCAAATTCTTTTCTTGGCATAAAAAATGGACTTGTTCTTGACATATTATTATCCTATGTATATTTTAAGTGGAGCTCTTCCAAGCACTACACTTTGTGCTTGTGCTTCTGCAGCTTCGTTTTCAGCTTTTGCTGTTAAAGACACTTGTTCTAAAAATAATTTTAGTTCTTCTACCAACATATTTTTTTCTTCTCTACCTTCAGCTTTCAATGCTTCACCATCTAATGATACTTCACCATTTGGTATTGGCATAGATGAATATTTACTTCTAATGATACCAAGTAATTCTTTTGCTAGAGCTAAAGTATATCTTCGTATCCATTGCCTACCTACAGAATTTATTTCGTTATATGTAATAAATTTATATGGTACATTTGATGGGTCTGATACTTTATTTTGAACATATTCAGGTGTAAGATTAGTTCTTTCTTCTTTAACATAATAATTAAAGTAAACTTTATCTCCTACATCTTTTTCTTCTGGAACAGGGAATAGTCTTAATTTGTTATTAACTAATTCAAAAGAGAACGCTGCTTTTCTAATCCTATCATTGTTTTCTATTGCTTGAGCTCTAGTTATATCTTGATAAATAGGCCTTAAAATAAAAGAAACTGCAGGAGCTACATTACCCATACCAAAATTATCTAACATATTTCTTTGTTCAAAGGAACCTGCAAAAGGGTCATAAAATCTAGTAACTGCAGATGGACCGTAATTAAATATAGTTTGTATTTCTATTCTTTTATCTGAATGAGATGCATTTGAAAATACAGCCTCTGAAGGTATATCATAAACTTGTTGTCTTTTTAATGTAATTGAACCTGTGTGTAAGGTCGTATTACCCCCGACATTTGCCATTTCACCATATCGGTCAGATAAATAAACTGATGAACCTCCAACTGACTTTACAGGTTGTGTTGAACCTGTACTCATAGAACCTGATATTTTTTCACTATTACCATAATGTTCCCACATCCAATTTCTAATATTATAATTGTTTATATATGTTGAATAATCAGAAATAGCTTCTTCAAAACAAGCATAGATTGATGAACTAGGTATCTCTAGTTGCATTACAGGATGACCCATTTTTCTAGCTACATATTTACATACTTCAACTGATTCTGTGACAAATGTACTATCACTATCATATAACCCAAAAGGAGTATCACCATCTGCTGATGTTGAAATTGTAGGGTCTGTATAAACAAATACTGATTTTGGCATAGTATAAACTCCAGGTTTCTTTTCATATATAAATATCAACAAAACGAAAAAACCCTATCAAAAGATAGGGTCTTTTCTTAACTAATTGACCTCCTTATAT